GGCCTGCGGCCCGTATCCTGCGGCTTGCAGGGATCAGGCGAGGGGCGGGGTAAGGCCCAGCAGGGCGTCTAAGAGATCAGCGCCATCCATGCCGGCCACATGAACGGTGGTTTGCAATGCTTCGGCGACATCGTAGGGGGTGGTGTCATCCAGGAACTTATCCTTTTCGTCCCGCAGCATGATCTCCGGGAGGATAAGGCCCTGGTAGAGGGGTTTATCCCGGAGATATTCGATGATATCCCGGCCGCAGACCAGCCCGGTGACATTGACGCCGCCGCCGAAGGTGATATTGGGCACGCCGTAGACGGTAAGCTGCCGGTGGGGGAATTTATCCTTTGCGGTTTCCAAAAGCTCCCGCAGGAGGGGGGCGGCAGCCTCCCCGGTGGCAAGGGAGAAGTGACTTTCCTCCTCATCGCCGTCTTCCATGGAAAGGGCGGAGGCGAATTCATCCCGCAAAAGGGCGGTGGTGCCCACGCCGTTGCCCAGCTGGTCAAAGTCCTCGTAGTAGCTGTAATCCGGCAGGGGCAGCCCGGCGATGAGGTAGAGCTCATCGGCGCAGAAGGCGATGCGGCTGCCGTGGCGGCGCAGCATCTCTTCCCCGAATTCATCGGCGATGCGGATGCAGTCGGCGGCTTCCTCCGGTTCCATCATGCGCAGAGGATAAAGGCCCTCCCGATGGCCGGTGAGCCCGACGGGTACTAAGGCGATGCTTTGCACCTCCGGGGCGTACTGACCCAGATCCCACAGGCTGCGGCGCAGCTCCTCGCCGTCATTGAGGCCGGGGCAGACAACGATTTGGGCATTGATGCGGATGTGGTGCGCGGCCAGCTGGGGGATATACTTGAGCACCTCGCCGCTGCGGGGGTTTTTCATCAGTTCGACCCGCAGCTCCGGATTGGTGGCGTGGACCGAGATATTGATGGGGCTGATGTGCATTTTGATGATGCGGGCGATGTCCTCATCGGTCATATTGGTGAGGGTGACATAGCTGCCGAACAGGAAGCTCATGCGGCTGTCGTCATCCTTAAAGTAGAGGGTTTCGCGCATGCCGCGGGGCAGCTGATCGACGAAGCAGAAAACGCACTTATTGGCGCAGTGGTGCTGGCGATCCATGAGGTAATCGGTAAATTCCAGCCCCAGCTCGTCGTACTCCTCTTTTTTGATGTGAAAGGTGAGCGGTTTGCTGTCCCGTTCCACTTCGACGGTGAGGGCAGTATCGATCATATAAAAGCGGTAATCCAGCACATCGTGGATGAGATTGCCGTTGACGGCGACCAGGCGGTCGCCGGCCAGGATGCCGGCTTTGGCGGCGGGAGTATGCGGGGTGACGCTATCGATGAGAATGGACATGGTTTTTTCTCCAAAGCAAGTGAGATTGGCGGGGCGGCAGCTGAAAATGGGAAAATGACAAGGAGGGGGCCGCAGGCAGGCTTATGCCCGGTGAAGGCGGGCTGATGCCTGTCAAGGCGCGCGACGCGGTCAGGGCCCATTTTCAGTCGCCGCAGACCGCCGGGGGATTGGTGCTGGGCGGACAGCGGTATTCGAGGAAAACAAGCTCCTCCGGTATTTTGCCCTGAAAAAGCACCTGGGCGCGACCACAAAGCGAGAAACCGTTTTTCCGGTAAAGGGTGACGGCAGGAACATTGCCGGCCCAGGTATCCAGCCGGATAACGGCGCAGCCCATGGTGGCGGCCAGCTGCTTGATGCGGGAGACGCACTCCCGGCCAAGGCCCTGCCCGGCATACCGGGGCGGGATGCAGAGGGTATGGACCACAAGCACTTGCTCCGGCGGGGCGGGGTACTGCCAACCAATGGTGGCATAGAAATCATCCTGGTGATGATTGAGGATGACGCTGGCGACGGGTTCGCCCCCCCGCGCCAGCACCCACAGCGTGCCGGCGGCCAGGGCCGCGGCGGCGGTTTGGCGGGTGGGGTAGACCCCCAGTGACCAATTGGTGGTGCTGCGGCCGGTTTCGGCTTCGTGGGTGAGCAGTTCGGTATAGTGGCGCTCAATGGCGTCTAAATCAGATTCGGCGGCGGGACGGAACAGCATGGGGACTCCTTTATTATTTAGCGAGGTAATGGATGAACAGGGCAACGGCGCAGGCAAAGGCAACGGCCTGCAGCACGGTAACAGCGCGGGGCACCCGGCGGACACTGAGGACGAGGGACAGCATGGTGAAGATAGCGGTGATGAGGTAGAGAAGGGTCATGGGGGCTCCTTTCAACTATTCGTGGGTTGGTCAGCAGCACCGGCAAGAGAGCACGATATTCTAAATAAGATCTTGCGGGAAAGGCGGCGAAAATCAGTCGGTGAGAATTCCCTCGCAGCCGTCGGCATCGGGGGCGATGGCGGTGAGCAGCACCGGGCGGATGTCGCCGGGGTGGGCGGCGGGGTCGCAGACGGTGACGGGGGTGTAATTGGGGGTGTAGCCGGTGCAGCCCTGCTGCCCGCGGCTTTCGAACAGTACCAGCTGGGTTTGCCCCAGCATGGCGGTGAGGGCGGTTTTTCGCAGCTCGGCGGCCACAGCGATGAGTTCCGCGCAGCGGCGCTTTTTATCGGCCGGGGAGACCTGATCCGGCATGGCGGCGGCGCGGGTGCCGGGACGCTGGCTGTACGCAAAGGCGTGAATTTTGGCGAAGCCGATTTCCCGGGCAAATTGCAAAGACTCCTGGTGGTCCACTTCGGTTTCGCCGGCAAAGCCCACCATCATATCGGTGGTGAGGGCGGCTCCGGGGAAGGCCTTTCTCACCGCTTCAGCCACGGCGCGGTACTGGGTGGTATCGTAGTGACGGTTCATGCGGCGCAGGGTGGCATCGCAGCCGCTTTGCAGCGAAAGATGGAACTGCGGGCAGAGCTTGCCCCCGCAGCCCTCCGCCAAGCGGTAAATTTCCTGCGGAGTGAGGAGGTCCGGTTCGATGGAGCCGAGACGGACCCGTTCGATGCCGGGGGTGGCGGCTGCCGCTAAGACGGCATCGGAGAGGTGCAGGCCCCATTCCCGGCCGTAATTGGAAAGATTGATGCCGGTGAGGACGACCTCGCGGTAACCGTTCCGCGCAAGGGTGAGAAGCTCGCTTTGCAGCTCCGGCATGGGCTTGCTGCGGACGGGGCCGCGCGCGGCGGGGATGATGCAATAGCTGCACCAGTTATCGCAGCCATCCTGAATTTTGAGGAAGGCGCGGGTACGCACGCCGAAATCGGCGGCGGAGCAGGCCTCGAAGTCCTCGCCTTTTTCGTGCTTTGGGATATTGACAACGCGCTGGTGATCGAGAGAAAAATCCTTGACCAGCTGCGGCAGGGCGGCACGGTTGCGTGCCCCGGTGATGATATCGGCCTCCTGCACGGCGGCGGCCTCCCGCGGGAAGGCCTGCGGGTAGCAGCCGGTGAGCACCACGATGGCGCCGGGATTTTCCCGACGGAAGCGGCGGACGGCCTGGCGGGTCTTGCGGTCGCCTTCGGCGGTGACGGTGCAGCTGCCCACCACATAGACATCGCAGCCGGGGGCGTGCCCGGGGACGACATCAAAGCCTTCGGCGGCAAAGCGGGCGGAAAGCACCTCAGTTTCGTATTGATTGACCTTGCAGCCAAGGGTATAGAACGCGACGCGCATGGGGAGGACCTCCGTGGATGGGTTGGCAGGGACCGGGGGGAAGGCGGGAGCGGGTGCCGGGCCGCAGGCCCGGCGGCGGAGCCGCCGCAGCGGGCGCAGCCCGCTGAAACCGTCCGGAGGACGGTTTGGCCTGCGGCCCGGTGCCCATGCCTTTTGCAGAGTGAAAAAGGCGTTAGATCCTTAACTTTATTATTATAGCGAATTTGCGGGAAAGTAGCAAGCAGTACGGCGCAAAAGGGACTTGCGGCTGTCCATTATCATTAAACGCACAGAGACTCAAGTGAGTCGGCTGTGCGTTTTTTCTTTACTACAACCCCATAGGACGGAGGTGAGACTGACGGGAAAGTACCGCTACCTGACCTTCGAGGACAGGAAGAAGATCGAGGCGTGGCATCTGCTCGGAGATCGGCCGGTCGACATCGCGGCCCGCCTGAGCGTCCACCACACCACGATCTACAAGGAGCTCCAGCGAGGCGCGACCGGCACGCTGGACGCCAACCAGCGCGAAGGGTACAGCGCAGAGCTCGCCGAGAGGCGGCTGCGCGAGAGCTTCAAGCGCAGAGGTAAAAGAGCACCGGCCGCACAGTAGCCAAGAACACCCGGCAGCGCCGGGCCGAAGAAAGGAGAGCCCAACATGAAAACGACCACACGACCCCGACGCTGAAAATGGACGAGCTGCGCACCCCCCTCCGCGCTGCTCTCTGAAGCGATCCGGCGGTCGTGTTTCTGTTTTTCAGGGACTCGACACCACCAAGATCCCCGGCTCTGGCCGGGCCAAGATGAAAGGAGACCACCATGACACACGATCCGAACGTGTACGGCTATGTAAACGGAAAACCCGTTTTTTCCCGCGACGAGTTCATCTATGAAAGCCGCCGGCGCGGCCCCATCGAGGACGACGCCGAGCTCATAGCCTTCGCCGAAAAAGCGACGAGCGGCTGGCATAGCGCCGGCTGGAGCCATAGCTTCATCGACTTTTACATCAGCGACTACGCGCTGAGCGAACCCTTCGCAAGCCTGACGCTAAGTGAGTTCGGGCGCCTGAAGGAGCTCCAGCAAGAAGCGCGCGAAGCCGCCAAAGCAGCGGACGACGCTCGGTGCTGGCAGCTCAAGGAGACGATCAACTGGGCCGACAACAGCGTCGAGGAAATCTACGAGGACAAAGACGGGAACATCAAGCGCATCACGGTCATCGGCCCGCACGGCGACGCCTGCTGAGGAGGTGAGGAACATGAACACCAAAGCCATCCGGCAGCTCGCCGACGTCACACTGGACAAGTACCGCAGCTCAATCCCCCGCAAAGCCTTCGAGGAGTTCGTGAAGGACATCATCGCCGGCGAGAACCGCGCGACCGCCTTCAGATACGAGGCAAGCCCCATCTGCCGGGCCTCGTTCCCGTCCACGCTGGACGAGGACGGCGCCCGCTGCACTGTGGAGGTCACGGTCTACCGGCTGAACGCTGTGGCCGTCACCGCCTTCCTGCTGGATGGGCCCGAGACGCTGCTGCGGCACATCGGGCTCGACGAGCGGGACACCTACACCACCAAGCACGAGATCGACGACCTCGTCACCGTCGTGCACATCACCAGAGAGGAGGCGCCAGCATGGCAGCACTGAGAGACATCGCCCGAGACTTCGCCGCGGAGATCCGCGACGGCATCGGCTGGACAATCGTGTATCGCACCGGCAGCTCGTGGAACGCCCTGACGATCTGGAGCGACATCTGGAACGGCGAGTGGGAGACCGACGACCTCAACGACGCCATCGGGATCCTGAAGGCCGACCCGGACGCCGTCATCGTCAACGGCTACTACTGCGGTCACTTCGGTGAGGACATGACCATCGACGAGATCGCCGCCGGGATCCGCTGGCACTACGAAGGCGGCCGCAACCGCCTCGCGGACTATTGCGAAGTCACGCAAGGTCGGGACGCCCTCGAGGAGGGCCGCAAGGCTGCCGAAGCTGCCGGCCTCCCGTTCTGTGAGCGACTGGCCGACGGAGGCGACAACGAGCTGAGCCCCTACGTCTACGACGGCAGCATGACGCTCGCCGATCGTGAGAAGATGCAGCAGGCCCGCGAAGCCTTCGAGAAGCTGGCCGACGCTCTGCGGGAAATCGCCGCCAAGCTGGCCGAGGCCCTGAAACCGGCTATCGACGCCGTGCTCTCTGCCCTCAAAAAGCTCTGGAAGGTATCGGCCAAGGCCATCGGAGTGCCGCCGAAGTGGCTGCACCTCGCAGCTCACGCAAAGAAAGCCAGAACCCGGAAGAAGTACCGCAACCGCATCCGGCGCTATGTTTTCGAGGCTCTGGCTGCGGAAGGAGGTGGAGGCCCATGACAGCCAAGTGCGTCGGCTGCGGGCTCGACTGGAACGTCAGCATCTACCAGAAGATCCCCCGCACCGGCTACATCTGCCCGCACTGTGAGAGCCGGCTCCGCGCCGGCGAGACCCTGCCGAACATTCAGGCCAGCCAGAAGGCTCGGCCGCAGAGAACGAAAGGAGCAACCCCATGAAAAAGATCGCACTCAAGAACACCGCCCGCGGTACGGCCTTCGACTATGCCGGCCAGAGCTGGATCCTGCTGGAGAATGATGACGGCCGCGCCCTCTGCCTGAGCAAGGACATCATCGAGACCCGAGCCTTTGACGAGGGCAACTGCAACAACTTCGCCGTCGCCAGCAGCAAGGAATACCTCAACGGCGCCTACCTCGACAACCTGCTCGAGGACGTGAACGGCCCCAACGCCTTCCTGACCACGGAGCTCGACCTGACCACCGACGACGGCCTGAAGGACTACGGCACCTGCACCGTCACCATCTTCCTGCTGACGGTCGACCAGTACCGGCGCAACCGCGACGTCATCCCCAACGCAGACGACTGGTGGTGGCTGTCCACCGCCTTCAGCACGAAGTCTAACGGATACGAGTCACTCGCCCGCAGCGTCGGCGCCGATGGCGCTCTGGGCTGGAGCGACGCCTACCTCGGCTACCTCGGCCTGCGCCCCGCTTGTTATCTGGACTCCGATCTCCTGATCTCCGTCGAGGACGACGAAGCCACCGACGACGTCACGCCGGAGCACGCCGGCGAGATCATCGCGGCGCTGGCTGAGCAGTTCGGCGGCACCTTCGCCACCGAGGATCAACTGACCACGGCCATCTCGTTTATGCTCGGCACCCTGAGAGCCACCCGCGAGAAGGAGGCCCGGCATGAGTAACCTCTCCACCCTGTTCGACCGCTACAAGGCCCTCGTCGTATTTGATACCGAGACCAGCGGCCTCGACTTCGACAACGACCAGATCATCGAGCTCGCCGCCCTGCGCGTGGAGCGCACGGCCACCGGCGGCCTGCGGATCGCCGGCAAGATGGACACCTTCATCAAGCTGCCCGAGGGCGAGACCCTCCCGGAGAACATCGTCAGCCTGACCGGCATCACCGACGAGCGGCTCCAGACCGAGGGCGTGCAGCCGGTCAAGGCAGCCGGCCAGATCGCCAAGCTCATGCAGAACGGCCCGACCCTGATGATCGCCCACAATGCGCAGTTTGACGCCTGTTTTCTCCGTGGCCTGCTCCGCGGCCAGAAAGTCGGCCGGATCGACTGGCTGGACAGCCTGACGGTCTACAAAGACCGCAGGGCCTACCCGCACAAGCTCGCCAACGCGATCATCGCCTACGACCTCACCGGCAAGGTGCAGAACAGCCATCGCGCCATCGACGACGTGCTGGCCCTGTTCGAGGTGCTGAAGGCGATGGACGACGAGCGCGAGGATCTCGGCAGCTACGTCAACCTGTTCGGCTACAACCCCAAGTACGGCGTCAGCGGCCGCCGGATCGTGGGCGTCAGATATGAGCCGCAGAGCTTCAGCAAGGGCCTGACTCGCCCGGAGCAGACGCTCCCGGCCCGCGTGGCGCGGAGGTGACAGCATGAGCCCGGAGATCACGATCACGAGCGAGGAGCTGCGCGAGCGCGTCGAGGATCGCCTCGACCGCTGGATCCCTGACGACGTCTGGAACCGTGCCGAGCCCTACGCCCGCCACAAAAACGAAGTAAACCGGCAGCGGCATCCTGAGATCGACTACTACGACAACGACTACCTCGTGCTGCTGACCGCTGACACCGTCCGAGAGACCGAGTTCAGCGACCTCACCCATGCCCTCTGTGGTCTGACCGTCGCACGGGCTCAGTGAAAGGAGAAACCAATGGAAACCACAAAAGAAAGGGCCGCCCGTTGCGACCGGGCGACCCATGCGAGAAGATCCAGCAGCCTGCCAGCATACGGATCCCGCACCGCAAGTATAACACGCCGGCGCCGCCGTGCCAAGAGGAAAGCCCTGAGAGCTGCCACGCTGGCCGCCGCCGTCCTTCTGCTGGGCGGCATCTCCGTGGCGATCTTCACCACGCCAGCCGGCAGCAAGCAGGAGGCCGACCTCCTGCCGCCGACCAACACCGTCGGCGCATACATCCCGGACGCCACAGACCCGGCCTCCGAGACCGTGGAGCCGGTCGAACCGGCTGAGCCTGTCCTGCGCTACCCTCTGACCGACGCCGAGCGCGACGTCGTCGAGCGCGTGGTCATGGCCGAAGCTGGCGGCGAGTCCTTCGAGGGACAGATGCTCGTCGCTCAGTGCATCCTCAACGCAGCCGAGAAGCACGGCGTCGAGCCCTCTGAGGCCGTTGTCCTTTACAGCTACACCAAGAGCCGGCCGGATCCCACGCAGCGCGTCAAGGACGCCGTCGCGGCCGTGTTTGACCGAGGCGAGACCGTCGTGGACGAGCCGATCCTCTACTTCTATAACCCCGCCCTCGTGACCAGCGACTTCCACGAGAGCCAGATCTTCGTCATCGAGGAAGGCGGGCACCGTTTCTTTGCAGAAAGGAGTACCAGATGAAACACCTCACCGAAATGAAGCCGGGCGAGACCCTGCACCTCCGCAGCGGCCGCGACCTCGAGCTCGAGAGCGTCACCCCTGTCACCTGCGGCGTGATGCTCACCTTCAACGTCACCGAGAGAAAGGAGCACAACAATGAGCGATAAGACCACCGCGGCCCTCGCTGCCGAGCAGGCAGACGTCGAGGCCACCACCACGCAGGAGCCCGAGCTGCTGCCTGCTGCCACGCTGGACGAGCTGGAGCAGGTCGACCTCGGCACCGTCGCAGAGGGCGAGCGCGCCCCGTTCCGTATCACTGACGACCGCTGCGCCGACTGGGCCATCCGCAAGATCGCCGACGAGCGCAGCGAGTACGACCGCCTGAAGGCTCTGGCCGACGAGCAGATCGCGGCCATCAACGAGAAAGTCGCCGCCGCACGCAAGCGCATGGAGAACGGCACCTCGTACCTCACGAGCTGTCTGGCCGACTTCTTCGCCACCGTCCCCCACAAGGAGACCAAGACGACGGAGAAGTACCGGCTCCTCTCCGGCACCCTGACCTTCAAGAAGGGCACCACCAAGACCAAACTCGACGAGGCCAAGCTGGTGCCGTGGCTCAAGGCCAACGGCTACAGCGAGCTCGTGAAGGTCGAGGAGTCGACCCGCTGGGCCGACCTGAAGAAGCTGCTCAGCTACACCGGCGACATCGCAACCCTGACCGAGACCGGCGAGATCGTGGAGGGCGTCACCGTCTACGAGACCCCGGGCATCTTCACGGTCGACGTGTAAGGAGGCACCGACATGGCAGAAACCAAGAAAACCGAGGCGGCCGCTGCTGCGGCCCCTCCTGAAGCCGCCTGCCTGACGCTCCGGCAGAAGCTCGTCGAAATGCGGAAAGCCTGCCCGGAGATCGTCAAGAAGCAGCACAGCGACGGCGTCAGCTACAAGTACGCCAAGATCTACGACGTGTGGGAGAAGATCACCCCGATAATGAACGAGCTCGGCGTCGACTTCGACGTCATCAGCGAGCAGGCCACCCGCCACGCCGAGAACGGCGACCCGGTCTACTGGATCACCATGCAGACCAAGACCCGCAACGGCGATAAGCTCATGTTCCTCTACGAGGCCGACCTGACGATCCGCTGGCTGAACCTCGACAACGACGACGAGACCATCGAGGCCACCGTCCACGCCGTCGGCTGGAACGATGACCCGGCCAAGGCCAAGGGCGCAGCCCACACCTACGCACTGAAATACTACCTTTTCGAGAAGTTCACCGTCGACCAAGGCGAGGACGACCCCGACAATAGTGACTTCGGCGCGCAGGGCAAAGGATCCGGCGCTGGAGGCCGCCAGCAGGCCACACAGGGGCGTCAGGGGCAGAGCTCCGGCCGCCTGAGCGACGCGCAGCTCACGCGCCTCTACAAGAAGGCAGAGGCCGCAGGAATGACCAAGGAGCGCACCAACGCCCGGATCGTGGAGAAATACAAAAAGCAGGATCCGGCCACCCTGACCCGCCAAGAGTACGACGAGATCTGCACGTCCCTCGACAACGCAGCCGCGCAGCATAACCAGCAAGGAGGAAATGCCTAATGTATAACCACACCGGCCTCCAAGGCCGTCTAACCGCCGACCCTGAGCTCAGATACACGCAGCAGGGCACGGCGATCACCAGCTTCACCCTCGCCAGCGACACCGGCCGCAAGACCAAGGACGGCAAGAAGATCACCAACTTCATCGAGTGCGTCGCATGGCGCGCGCAGGCCGAGTTCGTCTGCAAGTACCTGAGCAAGGGCCGCCTCGTCCTCGTCGAGGGCGAGCTCACCAGCCGCAGCTACGAGGACAAGGACGGCAACCGCCGCAAGGCCGTCGAGATCACGGTCGACTCCGTCCACTTCTGCGACAGCAAGAAGGACGGCAGCCAGAGCTCCGGCAGCGACTTCGCCGATCCGGGCTACTCTGAGAGCTCCGGCGACTTCACGGAGATCGAGGGCGATGGCGACCTTCCTTTTTAACATGACCGCCGGACGACCGGCAGACGACCAAAAACAGGCCACAAACCAACGACCACAGAAAGGAGGTGACGACCGTGGCATGGCTGCAAGTGCATCAGACACTCAAGGATCACCGCAAACTGTTCGACGCTGCTGACCAGCTCGAAGTCGAGCCGCCGCACATGATGGGGCTGCTCGTCTCGTTCTGGCTGTGGGCCCTCGACAACGCCCCGACCGGCAGCCTCTCGGACATCACGCCGCGCATGATCGCGCGAGCCGCTCAGTGGGACGGAGACCCTGAAAAACTGGCGAAAACACTGATCCGGGCGGGCTGGATCGACGAAAAAGAGGACGGAACGCTCGAGATCCACGACTGGTACGAGTACGCCGGCAAGCTGATCGACCAGCGGCAAGCCGAGAAAGAGCGTTCCCGCAGCCGCCGGGCCGCTGCTGCGGCGTCTGCCGACGCCTCGCCGGACGACCCGACGCCGACCGCCGGACGACCGGCAAACGGCCGCAAGAAAGCCGGAGGCAGAGTAGACCAGAGTAGAGAAGATAAGACAAGAGAAGGTAATACACCCCCTTCCCCCTCTGACGAGGGGAGTGACGGCGGCACGAAGTCGCTCGTCGAGGTCAGATTTCTCGAGTTCTGGAAAGCCTACCCGAAAAAGACCGGCAAGCAGTACGCCCTGAAGGCGTGGAACAAGATCAAGCCCACCGCTGAGCTCCACGAGAGGATCATGCAGGCGGTCGACGCTCAGAAGCGGAGCGACCAGTGGCGCCGGGAGAACGGGCGCTACATACCGAACCCGAGCACATGGCTCAACGGCGGCTACTGGGATAACGAGGAGGTGAACGAAGGTGCAGAAAATCAGCGAGATCCTGAGCAGCCCGACAGCTCCGGCCGAGACTGGGGCAAGGGCTTCAAGCCGGCCGACGACGAGTGAACCCGGCAACTGGATCTGGAGCAACGATGAGCGCCTCGCCGGCCATCCCGGAGTCCCTGAGCCCGTTCCCTGCGAGTTCTGCGGCGCCCTGCGCTACCACAAGGGCATCACGCTCGGCGACCGCATCCTCTGGCCTCCCTACGGAGCCGAGCGATGCACCTGTCCCGAGGCCGTGGCTGCCTACGAGAAGGAGAAGGCAGAGCGCGAGGCTGCTGAGGCCGCAGCCGCCAAGGCTGAGGAGGAGAAGAAAATGCGGGAACGCATCAAGCGCATCGTCGGCGAGTCCGGCATGGGCGACCGTTTCCTGCGGCGCACCTTCTCCACCTTCCAGCTCACCGACGACAACAAGCGCGCAGCGGCAGCCGCCCGGCGCTACGCCGAAGGCTTCGACGCCATGCTGCCGCAGCCCGGCCGTCAGGAGCCCGGCCGCAACGGCCTGTTTATCGCTGGCCCGCCGGGCACCGGCAAGACCCACCTCGCCGCTGCCATCGCCAACCACCTGATCGCGCAGGGCAAGCCGGTCATCTGCATGACGATGATCGACCTGCTGGAGCGCATCAAGCGCACCTACTCCGCGACTGGCGGCAGCGAGAGCGACGTCCTGAAGATCTACAAGACCGTCCCGCTCCTCGTGATCGACGACATCGGCAAGGAACCGCCGACCGAGTGGGCGATCTCCACGGTCTACAACATCATCAACGGCCGCTATGAGGCGTACCTGCCGACCATAGTGACCACCAACTACGACACCGAGGCCCTGATCGACCGCATGACGCCGCGAGAAAGCCGCGACAGCATGACGGCCCGGGCCACCATCGACCGGCTCATGGAAATGTGCAGGGGCATCACCCTCACCGGCCAGAGCTGGCGCAGCAGGTGATCGAGATCCGCGAGACTACGCTCAGGGAGGCCAACGCCTACGTCGAGGAGCTGCACAGGCACCACGGCAAAGTCGTCGGCCACAAGTGGAGCCTCGCAGCCTACAAAGACGGCCGCCTCTGCGGCGTCGCAATCGTCGGCAGGCCGACCGGCCGCTACCTCGACAACGGCAGCACCCTCGAAGTGACGCGGCTCTGCACAGACGGCACGCGGAACGCCTGCTCGGCGCTTTACGCAGCTTGCGCCAGACGCGCAAAGCGGGAAGGCTACGCCAAAATCATCACCTTCATCCTCCAGAGCGAGCCCGGGACAAGTCTCAGGGCCGCAGGCTGGACGCTGGAGGCCGCAAAAGCCGGAAAGCCCCGATGGAACAAGGAACGATACGCCGCCAAGCCCGTGCAGCTCTCTCTTTTCCCGTCGAAGCAGCCGCCGGCCGAGTATAAACAACGATGGGCGAAAGCCCTGAACCAGAAGGAGGACACGACAACATGAAAAAGGTTTACATCTGCTCCCCGTGCCGCGGGGACTACGAGAACAACATCCAGCGCGCCAAGGAGTACAGCCGCGCGGCTGTGCAGAAGGGCGTCATCCCCGTCACCCCGCACATCTATCTCACGCAGTTCATGGACGACAATGTCCCCGAGGAGCGTGAGCTAGCCCTGAAGATCGGCAGCGAGCTGGTGCTCGGCTGCTCCGAGCTGTGGGCCTTCGGCATCGACCACCCTTCGGCCGGCATGGCCGCGGAGATCGAGCTCGCCAAGGCGCACGGCATCCCCGTCCGCAACGGCTTCGAGGCCATCAGCGAGCTGAAGCCCGACGAGGAGCCTGAAGGCGGCGAGGAGGACAAGCCTGACATCGGCAGCGTCACGCTGCACCTGCCCGCCTTCAGGGCGATGGCCGTCTGCAACCAGCACCTCGACCACGGCCCCATCAGCATCGAGCTGGATGGCAGCGTCATCCTCGAGCTCGCCGACCGCCTGATCTCCGATCCGGGCATCCACATCGAGATCGGAGGCTGAACGTCGTGACGAAGTACGACCCGAGAAAGAACGCGGAGGGCTACAACGACCCGACGCCATACGCAGCCGAAAAACACATGATGGCGCAGATCCGCGGCAAGCAGGCCAGAGTCGCCGGCGGCTACTTCGAGAATATCATCTCGGCCTCGTGCGGCTACTACCTCAGCCGCGGCCTCGCCAAGATCGAAAAGACGCCGGAGCCCATGAAGCCCCTCGGCGCCAAGAACCGCAAGGGCCAGTTCCTCGCCTGCTATACCAAGCAGGCCCAGCCGGACTATGGCGGCACCCTGAAGGGCGGCCGGAGCATCTACTTCGAGGCCAAGCACACCGACGACGAGCACATCGAGCAGCGCCGGCTCACTCAAGAGCAGCAGGACGACCTCGAGGCCCATCACAAGCTCGGCGCCATCGCCTTCGTGCTCGTCTCCGTGAGCCTGACGGACTTCTACCGCGTGCCGTGGCCCGTCTGGCGCGATATGGCCGAGATCTACGGCCGCAAGTACATGACGCACGCAGAGCTCTCCCGCTACGAAGTACCGGCGACGGCCGGCTTCATCAAGTTCCTGCACGGCATCGAGTCGGAAATGCTCGGAAAGGAGGACGCCCATGATCCCACTCCCTGACAAGAAGTACAGCATCATCTACGCCGATCCTCCGTGGAGCTATCAGAACCGCGGCACCAGAGCGGCAGCCTCCAAGCACTACAACACCATGACCATCGAGGACATCAAGCGCATGGGCGTCGGAGCTGCGGGGGGGGGGTATTGCTAACGAGGATTGCGTGCTTTTCATGTGGGCGACCTTCCCCATGCTCCGCGAGGCTCTCGACGTGATCGAGGCGTGGGGCTTCAGCTACAAGACCGTCGCCTTCAACTGGGTAAAGCAGAACAGAAACGGCACCGGCATCTTCATGGGGCTCGGAAACTGGACGCGCAGCAACTCAGAGATCTGCCTGCTGGCGACCAAGGGCAAGCCGAAGCGCATCAGCGGCAGCGTCCGCAGCATCGTCCTCTCCCCGCTCCAGCAGCACAGCAGAAAGCCGGCCGAAATCCGCGACAGGATCGTCGAGCTGATGGGAGACCTGCCCCGCATCGAGCTTTTCGCCCGAGAAGCCGCCCCGGGATGGGACGCGTGGGGCAACGAAGCGCCGACGCCTGAAGTCAAGGACGTGCCAGCCGACAGCGTCGAGCTGGCCGGAAAGGAGGAAACGCATGAACCAGACAACCAAAGAGACCCGGCGCCGCAGCTATGACGCCGTACTACCCAAGCGGGCCGCCCGCTGCCGCCTGATCCTCGAGACCCTCGGCAACCGTGAGCTCACGGCCAGCGAGATCACCGAGGAGCTCGTCGCAGCCGGCCGGATCCCGTACTTCAACCGCAACTACGTCGCCCCGCGGCTCACAGAGCTGAAGGAGATCGGGATCCTCACGACGGTCGGCCGCCGTAAGGCCACCCGCTCGGACGCCACCGAGGCCGTGTGGGCCAGAGCGGAGCCTTCAGGCCCCACGGGACAGACGGCCGCAGCCTACGCAGACAACCCGACCGAGGCCGAGCAGATGACGCTCGGATCGGCCACCTGAAAAGAAAGGAGAAACCCCATGAACGAACAGAACCAGCGCGACAGCATCATGTCGATGGCCCGCGGCGCCTTCGAGGAGCGCGTCGACTATGAGATGGACAAGGTGATCCAGAACATCCTCGACCCCAACACGAAGGCCACGGCCAAGCGCAAGATCACCCTCACCATCGAGCTGACCCCGGACGACGAGCGCCGCACCATCGGCGTCCAAGTGACGGCCAAGTCTACGCTCGCAGCCACCAACCCCGTCGCCACGGCCCTCTATGTCACCTCTGACGGCAACGGCGAGCTCGTCGTCGCTGAGATGGTGCCGCAGGTGCCCGGCCAAATGAACATGGACGGCACGCAGCAGGAGGCCCCGAAGCTCCTGAAGCTCGTCCAGCACGGATAAACACCCACAACACAGAACAAGGAGGACAACACAATGCTCGCAAAAATGATCGACAAAATCGTCAGCCTGAAGGAGACCAAGATCTTCGAGATTGACGGCCAGACCTACGCCGACGCATCACTCACCCGCATCCCGCCGCACGTCGACCGCCCTGACTGCATCAGCGTCAGCGGCCTCGATAGCATCTGCAAGCTGATCCGCACCGAGCTCGAGAAGGTCGGCACGACCATCATGGTGCAGGTCAAGAGCAACGACACCGTCGAGGTGATGACCACCTACCTGAGCGACTTCTCCCGCAACACACTCTACCGCGCCAAGGCTGACGCCCCGGGCCTGCGCACCGGCTTCAGAGGACGTGAGGTGGCTCTGATCGAGCTGCGGAGCCTCTGCATCCCTAACGAGGGCACGGCCTACCTGCTCGACCTGTTGAGTCGCATGACCAACGAGAACAGCGTCAGCACCAACGACAACGGCGTCACGCAGACCGTCGAGGCCCGTCAGGGCGTCGCCCTCAACGCGGTCGTCGAGATCAAGCCCCGCGTCATGCTGCGGCCGTTCCGCACCTTCCTCGAGGTGGAGCAGCCCGAGAGCGAGTTCCTGCTGCGCGTGGATCCCGACGAGGGGATCGGCTTCTTCGAGGCTGACGGCGGCATCTGGAAACTCGAGGCGAAGAAGAACATCGCCGACTACTTCCTGAAGAATATGGGCGATCTGATCGACGCCGGCAAGGTCGTCGTCATGCAGTAAATGGAGCGCCGGGCGGGCTCCGGCCCGCTCGGCTTTTCTGAAAGGAGCAGCACCGTGAAAGAATACGAAACCCTCACCCGTGAGAAGGTCGACGTCGTGCCCTTCGGCTGCGGTATGCCGGAGACCCACCTGATGCAGGACTGGAGCGACAGGATGCTCGACCTGATCCTGAACGGGCCCACCATCAACGGCATCAAGAAGGACGAAGTGCGGGCCATGCTGCGCGAGACCTACACGGCCCTGAAGCAGTACGAGAAGATCGGCCCGATGGCCTCGCCCTTCATCAACGACCCGACGGCCATCGTGGCCCGGGCCTTCTCTGAGCTCTACCCCGGCGTCGAGTACGTCGCGCAGTACGTCCCCGACCTGCGGGACGAGACCAACGGCACCGCCTACGGCCTGACCATCTTTCCAGACGACGGCAGCACGCCGATCGTCTGCATCTCGGCCGAGGCGCCCATCAGCGCCGCCCCTGAGCTGCTGGCGCACGAGCTGGCCCACGTCGCCACCCCGGAGGACACGGAGCACGGCGAGAGCTGGAGCGCAGCGTCGGAGGCCATATTCAAGAAGTACAACGAGCTCCTCGACACCATGATCCCCGACGAGCCTGAGCCCATCCTCTCGCCCCACCAGCCCGGAGACGGCGGGATCCTCACCATGCCGCTGCGCGATAACGTCCCGGAGCCTCCGACGGACGACTGGCAGCTCACCACCTGCCCCGTCTGTGGCGCTGAGTGCTGGCAGACAGACACGGCCCGCCGGATCCTCGCACTGGAGCCCGACGTCCGAACCGCCTGCACAGCCTGCGCGCTGAAGGGGCTCGGAAAATAATACTGGAGGTAATACATGAACAACGAAAGAAACAACACGACGGCCGGCGGGATCGGCTTCTGCGGCCTTCTCGCCGTCGCCTTCATCGTCCTGAAGCTCACCGGCGTCATCAACTGGAGCTGGCTGTGGGTGCTGGCCCCGATCTGGATCCCGACCGCCATCACCCTCACCATCATCGTGATCGTGCTCGTGGTCATACTGGTCAGAGAGCTGACGAAGGGAGGCCGCCCGTGATGACCACGGAGGAACGCCGGGCCCTGCTGGATCGTGCGATCACGACCTACGGCGCGCCGGCGCAAATGGACATGGCCGTCGAGGAGATGGCCGAGCTGACCAAAGCCCTCTGCAAAATCAAACGGGCACAAGCTGGCTGCGAAGTGACCGCAGCGATCGGCAACGTGATCGAGGAGATGGCCGACGTCCAGATCATGCTCGACCAGCTCCGCATCATCTTCCACCGATCCACCGAGGAGGTCGAGGAGGCGAAACTGGAACGGCTGAAAAACCGTCTTGACGGCCGAAACAACTGGCAGGGCTCCAGCCTTCACAAGTGGATTGAAAATCAATTCTCAGCAGGAGGTGACAGCCATGAATAAACCACAGCCGCAGACCGGCCCCGAGATCGAGGAGTACAGCACCACGGCCACGCCGAAGGCATACGCCGGCAGCGTCCCCGTGTTCTGTGCGCACGACGCCATCGTCCCGCTGAAGGATCTGCGGCCTAATCCCAAAAACCCAAACCAGCACCCGCCAGAGCAGATCAAGCTCCTCGCCTCTATCATCCGGGCGACCGGCTGGCGTGCACCGATCACCGTCAGCAAGCGCAGCGGACTCGTCACCAAGGGCCACGGCCGTCTCATGGCCGCGCAGCTCGACGACCTGACCGACGCCCCGGTCGACTATCAGGACTACGCAAGCGAGGCCGAGGAGCTGGCCGATCTGACGGCTGACAACCGCATCGCGGAGCTCGCCACCACTGACAACAAGATGCTTGCCGAGGTTTTCGCTGACATCGACACCGGCGAGATCCCGTTCATGCTCAGCGGCTACACCGAGGACGACTACGGCAACATCGTGACGGCGCTCTCTGAGGCGCTGCACACCAAGGAACCGAGCAGCGACCCCGACGCCGAGATCCCGGCCCCGGCCGCGCCGGTCACACAGTACGGCGACCTCTGGATCCTCGGCCGGCACCGCGTCCTCTGCGGAGACTGCACCCGGCCGGAGGATCGCGCCCTGCTGCTCGACGGCAACAAGCCCGAGATCCTGCTGACAGACCCGCCCTACTGCTCGGGCGGCAGCAAGGAGTCACAGAAGTCGACCGGCAGCATCGGCACCGAGAGAAAGAACGGCAAGGCCCCGAAGATCGCCAACGACATCCTCAGCACGCGCGGCTATCAAAACCTGATCCGCGGCGCGCTCACCGACATCCCCTGCCTCTACGCCTACATCTTCACCGACTGGCGTATGTGGGTATATCTGTTCGACCTCGTCGAGGCGGCCGGCTTCGGCGTCAAGTCTGAGATCGTATGGGACAAGGGCACGCCGGGCATGGGCGTCGGCTGGCGCTCGCAGCATGAGCTCATTCTGTTCGGTGCCAAGGCTGCCACCCACTTCGACGGCCACAAGGGCTACGGCAACGTCCTGAGCATCTCCCGCTCCGGGAATGAGCTGCACCCAACACAGAAGCCCGTCGAGCTGCTGGAGAAGCTGGTCGACAACACGGACTTCGCCACGGGCGTCTATGATCCCTTCGGCGGCTCCGGCACGACGCTGGCCGCCTGCGAGGCATACGGGCAGCCCTCCTACATCATGGAGCTGACGCCCGCCTTCACGGACGTGATCGTCAAGAGGTACATCAGAATAACAGGAAAGACAACCGTGCGCTGCGTCCGTCAAGGCCGAGAGCTACCGCGCGAGGAGATCGCCGCGATCTTCGAGCCTGACGAGGAAGGAGGTGAGCAGGAGTGACGCCCTGACATAATGAGCGAGAAGCCGATCACACAACGGATCAA